GGTGCCCACCCGCGCCGAGCCGCCCTAAGGTGGCGCGCAGGCGGGGGGCCTCGGCTGGCGTCGTGTGAGGCTGCTACGCGGTGGGCCGAGCGGTGGGCGTCGGCGGGTCCGGTTGGTGCGCCAAAGCCTACGTGAGGGCGAGGAGGGCGTAGGTGATTCCGGTGGCGACGCCGATGCCGTAGATGGCGGCGATGGTGAGCAGGTGGCGCATGGTGCTTGCCTCGGTGGGGCTAGTCGTCGCCGGGGGGGCGTGTCGATCCTGACCAGGCGGACCAGGCTCGGACGGTCTTGGCGATGTAGGCGAGGCAGAAGGCGGAGACGGCGAGGGCGGTGGCGGTGAGGGCGATGGCGGCGGTCTGGACGGCGACGGAGGCGGTGCCGCAGTCGGTGAAGACGGTGTCCATGGGCCTAGTCTCCTTCGGGGCCGCCCAGGGTCGCCTCGATCTCCTGCAGGACGGTGCGGGCGGCCTCGGTGAGCCGGTCGCCGTCGCTGCGGCTGAGATGGTAGTGGGTGGCGGCCATGCGTGTCAAGCGGCCGAGGGCGGCGATGAGGATCTCGAGGCGTTCGGGTGCGGCGGTGAGTAGCTTGTCGATGCGCTCGCGGAGGAGGGCGATCTCGCGGGTCAGGTCGGTCGGGCTCATGCCGAGGGCGATCTCGTACTGGTGGAGGCGGGCGCGGTCGAACGACCTGGCGTAGAGGCCGGTGGTGACGGCGTTGGTGTTGCCGGGCTGGGCGCCGGGCTTACGCTTGGGCGGGCGCGCCGTCGGAGCGCTCCTGCTGTTCGATGGTTTCGAGAGCGGCGGCGATGATGACGAGGGCGGCGACGTGGTGCTGGTGGGTGGCGAGTGCGATCGGTAGCAGGGGTGCGACGGTTGTTACGGTGGTGGTGGTGGGCTTGGCGCGGGCTTTGGTGGGCATCAGGGGAGCCTGAGGACTTGGCCGGCGTGGATGGTGTAGGGGGAGCGTAGGCCGTTGAGGCTTGCGATCTCGGGCCAGCGGGCGGCGTTGCCGAGCTGGCGGAGGGCGATGCCGGACAGGCCGTCGGCGCCGTCGCTGGAGCGTACGGTGTAGGTGCGCTGGGTCGGCGCCGGTGGCGGTGGGGCCGGCGGTGGCGCTGTGTGGTTGTGGGCCTGGGCCTCGACGGCGCGTAGGCGAGTCTCTTGCTCTGGGGTCATGCCCATGTCTTCCTCCTTGTCGGCGAGTGCTGCGAGGGCGGGGACCCATGCGGCCCAGGGGTCGCCGGGGCAGGCGGTGCCGCCCCAGTGTCGGTGCGGTCTGTCGGGGACGGTGCGCTGGAGGTAGCGGCGGCCGGCGGCGATGAGGCGGGCGAGGGCGGCCTGGAGTTGCGCGGGTGGGGGCACGGTGGTGTAGGTGCCGGCGGCGGCGTATCCGTGGATGTGGTTGTTCTCGTTGGCGACGTTGGCGCCCCATTGGTCGAGGGGGGTGATGAGGTAGGCGTGGCCGCTGGGGAAGGCGATCCCGTGGTAGCCGAAGCCGCCGAAGCCGCGGCGGATGTGGTACTCGTGGATGACTGCGATCTGGTTGATCTCGTCGGTGGGTGTGGCGTTGGGCGATAGGTAGAGGGTGGCGGTGTGGTGGATGGCGTTGTCGGTGATGTCGGCGGGGGCGCTGGTCTGGCGGGGCCAGGCGCGGGCGATCGGAAAATGGGCGGTCAGGTCAGTTGTCACGGGGCCACTTTAGCACGGGTGTGTGCGCTTGAACAGATGCGCGCGAGAGCGGCTGAGGGGCGATTCTGAGGGGCGTTGTTGGCGGTGGGTGGTTGTAGGCGGCGAGGGCGCGGGCGAGGCGGTGGGCGCAGCCGAGGATGTAGAGGCGGCCAGCGGTGATGATGACGGCGGCGGCGTAGGCGTTGGCGATGACGTAGAGGGCGATCATGGCGCGGCCAGCGACGCCAGGAGCTCGTCGCGGGCGGCGGTGATCGCGGCCGCCAGGGCGGCGTTGGCGTCGGTCTCCTGCTGCTTGCGGAGCTGGTCGATGGCGGCGCCGAGCTCGGGGGCGATGGCGATCTCGTGCAGGTGGAGGTCGATCCAGGCGGCGACGGTGAGCGCGGTCCCTGCGTTGCCGTTGTAGCGGCTGACCTCGGCCTGGAGGGCGGCGAGGGCCTTGTCGCTGAGGTCGATGGTGAACTTGGGCATGTCGCTCCTTTCGTTAGACGAGGACGAGGACCTTGTCGCCGGCGACGAGGGCGTTGCCGGCCTTCCACTGGAGTTGTCGCAGTGTTGGCGTGGCGCCTTCGGCGAGGTAGAGCGGGGTCTGGTTGGCGGTGGGCGTCCAGTTGCCGGAGCCGAGAAGGCGGACGTAGGGCGTCGGGCCGAGCTCAAGGATGCGGGCGATGGTGCCGCCCGGCATGTCGCCGATGCGGAGGCCGTAGCGGTTGGTGCCGGCGGTGATGGCCTCTACGTCGATGCCGAGGGCTGTGGCGATGGAGGCGTGGCCCTGGCTGCGGACGTAGACGCCGCGAGAGGTGGTGACGGTGGGGGTGCCGCCGAGGACGAAGGGGCTGGTGATGTCGATGCCAGCGGCGTCGGTGACGGTGCCGTTGTAGAGGAGGGCGCCCCAGCCGGCGGTGAGGCCGCGTAGGGTGGATACGGTAGCGCCGCTGCCCTGGCCGACCATTGCGAGGTAGCTGAGGCCATAGATTTCGACGCCGGTGATGGAGGCGCTGAGGTTGAAGGCGGGAGCGCCGTAGACGCCGAAGACGGAGATGGTGGAGGTGTTGATAGTGCAGCTTGCGGGGTTGATGGCGGCGAGGTAGGTGGTGGTGGAGAAGGTGACGCCGGAGGGGCTGACGTTCAGGTAGCGGTCGGCGGCCGGGGCGGAGGCGACGCCGAGGCGAGCGGTGACCTGGGCGTCGCCGGTGAGCTTGACGTGCGGGCTGGCGGTGGCGAGGAGGATGCGGCCGGTGCCGCCGGAGTCCTGTATCTGCTGGGCGGCGGCGAGCTTGAGGCCGGCGTTGAAGGTCTGCAGGGCGGCCCAGGTCTCGGCCTGGGCGAGAGCGCCGTAGACCGTGTGCGGGTCGGCGGCGGCGACGTGCGCGGTTACGGGGTCGGTGGGACTGCCGTGGGTGTGGTCGCCCCGGCTGTAGGGTGTGGCGATACCGGCGGCGGGGGTGAGGCCGAAGGTGGTCTCGGAGACGACGGTGTCGGAGGCGGTCCCGCCGCCGCCGCCGCCCGACGGTAGTGCGCCTTGGATGGTGAGGATGACGGCGTCGTCCTGGTTAGCGGGGTCCAGGAAGAGGACGGTGCACTGACGGCCAACCACGACGTCGGCGGCGGGGATGTCTGTCGCCACGCGGATGGCGGTGATGATGGTGGGGTGGGATCCCACGAGCTGTACGTCGGCCTTGTGGGTGCCGGCGGCGTAGGTCTTGATGATGCCCTTGGCGATGATGCGGGCGCCTGGGATGCTCTGGGGGTCGTCGCCGAAGCGCTGGGTCACGGCGCGCCTAGCTCGATCTGGTGGTCGTATCTGGCCTTGCCGCCGGGCCCGCGCCGGTACAGGGTTCGGAGGGCCAGGACGCGGCGCTTGGCGCTGGTGAGGCCGTGGCGGGCGTCGGTGATGGCGATCACGTCGTTGACCTCGAGGCCGCAGTGGACCGGGGCGGTGATGGTGTCGCCGCGTGTGGTCTCGATGGTCTGGCGGCGCTGCTCGGCGGCTGCGCGGGCGGTGGCGTCGGCGCCGGCGGTGAGGTAGGGGTCGGCGCGCTGGCGGGGCGCGGAGTAGAGCAGGGCTGTCTCGGTGTAGTCTACGTCTTCGGCGACGATCGTGCCGTCGGCGGCGGCGAAGACCTGGGCGTGGTTGGCGTCCTTGAGGGCGTCGACGTATTCGGCGGCGGCGATCTCCTGGTCTTGGGTTGTGAGGGGGCGGCCGTAGGTGGCGTCGGCGGTGTCGGCGGCCAGGGGCTCGTTGAGGAAGAGGAATTCGCCGCGAGCGAAGAGGCGGTCGGGGACGCGGTCCAGGACGCGCCTGACGGCGGTGAGGGCGGAGGTGCCCGGCGGCAGGGCGAGCGGCGGGTAGAGGTTGGCGCTGGCGGCGCTGGCGCCGCTGGAGGAGAGCTCGTAGCCGACGCGGGCGAGTAGGTGCTGGAGTTGGCCAAAGACGTTCTTGGCGGCGGCGGCGAACTCGACGGCGCGGGGGAAGCGGTGACGGGCGAGGGCGGCCCAGACGGGGGCGAGGGTGATCTTGACGAGGGCGCGACCGCCTTCGTAGACGTGGGTGATGGCCTCGACGTAGTAGGCGGGGCCGGCCGAGGCCTCGGCGTCGTAGCCGGGGCTGATGCGGACCTCAGCGCCTTTGGTGAGGGCGATGGCGGCGCCGCTACCTGGAACCGTGTAAGCGCCGTCGGCGTTGTCGAGGACGATCTCGGAGAGGGCGGGCGCGCCGCCGGTCTCGTGGAGGTCGGCGCTGACGACGCGGTCGCTGATGTCGGTGGCGCCGTCGGACATGGAGGCCTGGTGGACGTAGCGGGCGGTGGTGAGGAATACCTGGGTGGCGTCGTAGGAGATGGCGACGCCGAAGGGGGCGGCGATGTTCAGGGGGACGGGCTCGCGCCAGAGGGCGTCGGCGAAGGCGGCGGTGGCGGGCTGGTAGGTGTGGTGGGTGCGGTCGTAGGCGACGCTGCCGGTGAACTGCTGGCGGAAGGTGGCGCGGGCGACGTCGGGCTTGGCGGCGTAGGGGGAGCGGAAGAGGAGGCCGGCGGCGGTGACGGCGGACTGGATGACGACGCCGGAGCTCCAGGTGTTGGGGGCCTGGCTGAAGCCGTCGCCGAAGAGGTACTGGCGCAGTTCNTGGACGGGGACGGCGGCGGTGGTGTCCTCATCAGTGGCGATGATGTTCCAGTCGCCGGAGTGGAAGACGGCGACGCCGTTGAAGGTGGGCGTGGTGGGACCGGTGTAGGTTGTCCAGGTGGCGCCGTCCCATCGGTGGGCTTGCAGGTCGTTGCCGGCGTCGACGGTGACGACGACGAAGTTGCCGTCGGACTTGCCTGCTGCGGCTAGGGCGATGACGGCGGGGCCGCCTGTGGTGATGAAGGAGAGCACGAAGCCGCTCCAGGTTGCACCGTTGTCGGTGGAGATGGAGCTGTGGACGCGTGAGGGGATGGCGTCGTCGACGATGAAGGCGCGCAGGGTGGAGCCGGCTTTGGCGAAGGCGATGAGGTTGGCTTTGGGGGTGATGGGGGGCGTCCAGGTGGTCCAGGAGCTATAGTCGCTGCCGATGACGGGTGTGGTGACGCGCGAACGGTAGAGCGTGGTGCCGGAGAAGCGGGTGCGGATAAGGGAGCCGTCGGCGGCGACGACGGCGGCGTGGCCCTTGTCGTCCTCGGCCCCGGCGTACCACTGGGTCCAGCGCAGGCGGCGGATGCCGGCATGGCGGTCGGAGACGGAGACGAGCATGTAGGGGCGGCGGACGGCGGCCTTCTGGGCGGTGGCCAGGGTGCCGGAGATGGACCGCACGTGGTTACGGTCCGGGGTCGGTGTTCTGGGTGGGGGTGGGCTCGGCGGGGGCGTAGAGGCGCTTGTGGCGG